ATCTTTGGTGGTGATGCAGGAACCGCATTTACATCATTTACTGGAGTATAAAGTGCAGGTGTAGTTGAAAAATCAAGTTCAGCATCGCTTTCATTTCCACCTGTATTATCTCCTATTAGTGTATGGGATTGACGTAAAACATAATTTGTACCAACCTTACGGAAGTTCAAATCTATTACACCACCTGCTGAATACAATACTGTATTTGTAATGTTACGGGTGATGGCTTGCAGTACTGTTTCGCTTCCCAAGTCAAACGAAGCCGCTGGAACAGTCTTGGTAACCATGAGCATAGGACCTGATATACCCATACTCGCACCAGTCAAATCTATTGCATTATAATGTATTTCTACATATGGTGCAAGGTCATGAGCAGATTGCAAAACAGGAACCTTTAGTAATGCAATACGAGATTCTTTTTCTGGTCGCAAATGATATAATCGGGTACTTTCATCGTTATACTTATTTGGAACAGGACCTTTCAAAAAGAACGGTCTAACATCAAAATCAGGACCACCTATAGCAATGAGTTCTCTTGCCGCTACTGGTAATCCATTATTTACAATTGATGGTACACTACTTGAATTTACAAAAGCCGCTACACTTGCTTTTAGATTAGAAGCATAAGCATCTACTCTACTATTGATTGAAATTGTATTCTTGAGGTTCTGTTGTGAACTGTCGTAATGCATAGATACAATGTCAGCATTACCATCCATAAGTTGGTCTACAGTCATATCATTTGGAATAGGGAATCTACGCATATACTCGTGTCCCTCGATGTGAGAAAGTGCATGACGGCCACTATGCCCTACTTGGAACAATTCATCGAGAGTAGAAGGCCATACAACAGCATATGGATTATTTGTATCAGTAGTTGTCGTAGCCATTCTTGAAGAATAAACTAAACCGTGAGATAGAGTATTACTTTCATCAAGAATCATTTGCCCTGTTTTATCAAATATTTGAGTCCCATAATGAGGTGGTTGGTATGGTTTTCCTGTACCGTTGTCTATCAGTAAATCAGCACCAACAACAACAAAGTAATTGTCAATGTCAGCAGTACGTGAATGAAGTAATCCACGTAGTCCATTTGTACCATTTACAAAATCAACGTGAATACTACTAATGGTAATAACACCACTACTGCCATTAATAGAATGCAAGCGCACTCTTTCAGGTGGTTTCTGATTCGGTTTGAACGTATTACGATTCAGGGAACCAGCATTGATGAGCAAGTTATACGGGGTGTGCGCCACAGCCAAAGTAGCAGAAGTACCCGGTGTTGAATAAAAATCATTCACTTTGTAATTACCCATACTGTATGGTGAAGCGGTAAAGTCTGTTGTAGGACTACTGCTATCATAGGCTTTACCAGTTAGTTTAGCAATTAAACTTTGAGCATCAGACGCACCAATCGTGATAGTCGTTGTAGAACCATTAGAAGCCGCAGTAACAGCATTCATAGTGTATACGTTTTCTACTACATCTATTGGTTCTTCAAAGCGATAAAGACCCGTACTGTTATTTGAAAGTGTAGGAAAATCAGGATTTAAAATATTTCCAGACTTGCTGTTTGAAAAGTGTATACTTTCAATAGCACCTCTAAATTCTCCTCCTTTTCCACCAAGATATATGTGTCCGTCTTTCTGCTTTACTCTATATGAAGAAGGAATAGTCTTTGAAGCAATCATATCTGTATTAACATACAGTTCAATTTTTCCTGCTTTGTAACAAGCAACAACGTGATATAGAGGTCTATTCTTAAAATTTAAACCAGTCGCTTCGGCATAATTTGAGGTATCAAAACGGTTGTATGAATCGTGTATTCCACCGTGTTCTTGCGCTGGATATACAATTCCATCCCATCGTGAAGTAGCATCAAAAGCCGATGAAAGAACTATTGTTTTATCACCTATTGGAGTCTCCATAGTAAGAGAAAACTTAGCAGGTCCCGGTGTATCTACTGTTCCAATTTCTAATGTAAATTGACCATCTTTTTTTGCTACTATACCACCACAGTCTGGTATAACCCATGCTTCTATGGTGAAGTCAGCATACGAAATATTTCCAATAGTATTCTGTAATTCTGTGTCAGATAATACTGAAAGTGGTGCTTTGACATTGTTTCTACTTAATCCAGTACTGTTGAATCTGCTTTGAGGAATAATAACTGAATCAGAAACACCGTCGAAGAAATAAGCATGACTTGTTCTTCCTATAGCAACCATAATATCACATCAGTATATTGTATTTGTTGGTAACATAATTATTGTAAATTGATATATATTTGGCTCACCAGCAATTTGTACAAATGTCGCTTTATCGACTACTGCTTTGATACCCGTAAATGTACGTCCACCATACACATTACTGTATTCAGTTCCCGCCGCAACTGTACTTTCAGCAAAAATTTGGTCTTGACCAAGAGGATTACTCCCTTCATTAAGTTCACCCCTCCAATCTCCATCTTCCATATCATAACCTGCTGTTTGAAAGAAATATCTTGAAGAATATTTATCACCCGATTCTGCCGCTACTTTAGACAAAAAGGGTATTTGTATAGCATGGATATAATCAGACCCATCAGCATCACCCCACTCATCATTTGAATTATCAATGATACCATATAATTGCTGAACCATATCTCCAGCACTCATCCCTGATTGTGTAGAAGATAACCTCCCACCATTAAATTGCGTATATTTCGGAGTTGGAATAGCACCGTTTGTCCACACAAAAGAATCATTAGAAGAAGGTGTACCTCTACTGTCTGTATATTGAGTTGAAGTAGGTGGACCTGCGTAAGTTAACAAAACTCTTGTATTTGCATTACCCTGTTCACCAATTTGTAATGTAGCAGAAACACCTGTTATTGAAGCATCAATAAGTGCTTTTAAATTAGCCGCTACTTGAGCATCAGTCTTAGCATTTGTTCCATCGTGAATTTGTACAATAAAACTATCAGCAAGCCCACTATGAGTAGCATACTGTGCGCTAATAACACCAAAAAAGATATTTTTTTTATTAAAGTTACCATCTCTAATTTTAAATCCATGTTTTTTATTTAATTCATGAGCATGGTTGTTAAGATATGTTGAAGGTGCAGGGTCATAAAAATCTAAGATTCCGGAGATGTATGTGGCGAATGTGTTTGAAGTTATAACACCCGAAGCAGTTTCTACTGCATCAAAATCAACAGATGCTCGACTTGCTGAACCATCATTAATTTGTGTAACATCATCATCTGTAATATAACCTTCAAGTGTTATCATAGCATTTGTCATGTTTAAGTCCATAGAAAAACGATAAGCATTTAAAAAAGGCATAGATGTTGCTGAAACACTTCTGTCTATATCTATGGAAAGTGTTGTACAATTTAAATTGTAAAATTTACCGTTTTGACTAACCAAGCGTATAGGAGTTATTGCATTACCACTCATCAGTATCGCCCCCGCATAGTCGAGCCGCCAATACTTCTTGAAATTTCTTGTTGAATCATATTACCAATTTCTCGTGCTAATTGTCGCTTATCACTACGGTCTGTAATACCCGATGCATTTACTGTAATGTTGAAATTATTACCACCGCCACCGCCGCCACCGCCAGCACCTTGTAAATCGACAGGAATAGACTTACCATTAGGAAGAGGCACAACTGCTTCTGTACCGTGTAACATTGCTATATGACCGCCTGATGAACCTGTTGCTATACCACCTTGACTATAGCCCGGAATCCAACTTGTAGCACCGTCCCATATATCACCAGCCAAATCTTTTGCATCTTCAATAGCACCAATTATACTATCTGTAACATCCATGATACCATCAAAGAACCACGTTACAGGAGATATGATATAATCATCAATTATCCCACCGATAAAAGAAAATGCATCCATAGCAAAATCTGCGGCTGTAGATAACCAATCCATAACCATAGAAAAGAAATCACCAATAGGTGTGATTATGTAAGAATCTAAGAAATCCCAAACATCACTTATAACACCCATTACCGTTTCATAAGCATCTATAAGCCAATTACCTACTTGTAATCCAAAATTCCCTAATGGTACAAGTACAGTATTATATAACCAATCCCAAGTATCTGAAATCATACCCCATAACCAAGATATTGTATCAGAAAGCCAATTATAGGCACTAACAGCGAAGTTTCCTAATGGAACGAGTACATTATCATATATCCAAACAAAAGTATCGCCAAACATACCCCATAACCATGCGAATGCATCCACAGTCCAATTGTAAGCACTCACTATCATATTACCTACAGGGGCTAAAACGTTATCGTATAACCAAGAAAAGGTATCAGAAAGGATTCCCCATAACCATGTAAAGGTTTCTACAGCCCAATTGAAACCATCAACCATTAAACTCCCTACAGGAGATAAAACGTTATCGTTTAACCAAGAAAATGTATCACCTAATAATCCCCATAAACTCCCAATAGTGGCTACTGTCCAGTCCCATGCTGATACAGCCGCACCACCTAACGGTACAAGTACGCTATCCCATACAAATGAATAGTAATCACCTATCAGCCCCATAAAACTCCCAAGAGTGGCTACTATCCAGTCCCATGCCGCAGTAATACCATCCCAAATCCAAGAACCAAATTCTGTTAATGGCGCAATAATGTATTGTTGTATAATACCAAAAGCCGCACTTACTAAGTCGCCAATAATTTTTCCTAAACCCATTATACCGCTTGATACGGTGGAAACTAATCCACTTGCGGAGGCCAACATTCCAAGTAAAGGTGCGACCATGTTATCACTCCATGTCTAAGAAGTTATTATAATGGTCTGTAGAAACCGATTCTTTTCCTTTGGCTTTACTCTTTCTTTTCATATCCTTCGTCATTTCTGCTTGTTTTTCAGATTGGATTTCAGTCATGACACCAGCCCAAACAATTGATTGTTTAAACATTTCAGGACTCATCGAATACACCTCTTGTAACGATATTCCATAATGTTTTGCAACCATATAAGCCCACATTTCAAGTTGAATACGAAAATCTGATGCATCTTCTATCGTACCTGTTTCTATGAAAGAGCGAATCTTTAGAGACTCGCTTTCGTAAACCCCGCTTGCATCTGTTCAGCAATGTCTTGCGGTTTAGGTAAAATTTGAGATAGTTGTTCGCCAACATATCCTGAAAGTGAAAGCATGTCCTCTACAGACAAATCTGGATTAGTTTTTTCGACCCAATGTGAGAAAGCATATTTCCAGTAACCTTCAAGATTCAAACCTACGCTTCCATCTTTACCAATTTTCAAAAGTGTTTCAATAGACTTTTGAATATCTAAGAATGTGAGATGCTTAACCCATACTTCAATAATTTTTGAAGGGTCGTCAGGGTCAATTTGTATCTCATGCTTCTTCGGTATGTGGTTGCTCATCAATAGGCTCTTGTCTTGTATTACTGTTCTTTTCATTTATTTCCTCTCCATTGGATGCGGCTACTTCATCAGTAGGGGCTTCCGACTCACCTTCAAGGGCTACTTCATCAGTAGGGCTTTCAGGTTCCTCTTCGGGAATAATACCTTCATCGTCTTGCTTTAATCGCAAGACAATCTCGGCTTTTGTACCGTATATTGGTAATCCACGCTCTTTACAAAGTTCACGTAGTTCAGCAACGGTTAGAGAATCGTATTGTTGTAGGTCTGTAGGGAAAGGATTGGCATCTACAGGAATAGGAACAGGTTCATTTTTTACTTCTACTTCTACTTCCGCTTCACCATAAAGACAAAGTTCTATCCAAGCATGAATACTACTTGCATCTTGAAAGTATTTTTCATCCAAAGGTAATTCAACGTTGTTTACTGAACACGCCCAATGTACGTAATCCGCTACACCGAGTTTTCTACATTGTCTTGTTGAGATAATCATACTTTCACCTTCAATATTTCAAGATTGTATCACGAGAAAGAATTTTAACATTCTTTGGCATAATTTTCATTGTACTCTTGATAACACCTTTATCTTCTGGAATCTGCATAGGGGCTTCTACAATGTAATATTCATCAATAAGTATAACAATTTTTTCAGTATTAGCCGCAGTAGTAGAGCCTCTTGCTTGCTTTTCAAATGTAACTACAATTTGATTAGTAGTTCCATCTGTACCCGCAACACTAAAATCAGTCTGTGAGCGCATCTTATGATAAAATACTGGGTCATCGACTACGATTTCCATAGACATCTCATACGAGGTCTGTCCCTCAACCATAATAGAAGCGTTACGAGAACCAGCGAATGGAACTTGAGATTGAGCAGATGTTGTTGATTGAGAAGTATTATTGATGGTGTGGAACGCTTGCATACCAGTTTGTCCTGTTAAAGAGAAATTGTGTATCTGTGCTACAGTTTGACCAGCAACTTTGATTTGTCCATTGTAGAACATAAATGGTTTCTGTGTACCAATTCCAATACCTGAAATCATACGTTTTGCCGCAGTATTAGCAGTATCATCAAACATACGATGAGGTTCGTAGTGGTTTGTTGTAGTACCGGGAGTTTCAAGCCTTCCAGTATCGGTAAAACAAAGTGCCGCATTATAGTTTACAGACAATCGAAGTGCCGCATCATTGTCAGTAGTGAGTGTAAAATCAGTTACTTTACATCCTCTAAAGATACGAGTAAACTCTTTTGCATCACTTGGACTTCCATCTACTACAGTTGAATATGCAACGTCGCTTTTTCTTTGAGAAACTTCAAGACAAAACGAAGGTAATTCACTTCCGCCATACAAAAGGTGCGTTACAGGTTTAGTAACTGTTTGTGCTGTAGTACTTATTTGAGGAGAACCAGTAGCGGGTATATCGTAATCAATAACAAAAACCGTTGCTGAATCACTTCCAAGTCCACCTGCACCTGAATCTGTGCTTGCCACATGGTTAAACTTTAACGGCTCATCAAGATAAATTCGAGAATTATCTACTCCAACAATTCTACGGATTTCATAAGGTGATGCTCTATCAAATTTTCTTGCATCAATAGTCATGTCCCATGTAGCACGAGTTGCAGGGGATTCGAGTCCTACATCTACTGTAGCATCATTTTCGTTTTGAATTAATACATACTTTTCTACATCAAAATTAGTTGCAGAAGTGACATCTATAATGACATCTCCAGCAGATGCCGCCGCACTTAATGAAGTTTTTACGTTTCCTACTACGTTTCCAGCGGGGTTATCTCCAACATCACCAATAATTTCATTCCCTAAACAATATTTCAACCATCGTGCTGAATGAAGGTTGACTTCAAAAGAACCTCCTTCTGTTGTAATTTTACCGGGAACTTGTACAGATGTATCACGTCCAAGTCCTACAACGTGGTATCTTTTTAATTCGTACTTAGTTTCTGGTAAAGTAATTGAGTTGGCTATACCTAAAAATTGGTCAATAAGAAGAGATTCAGATGGTGCGGCTGTATTACTTGCTTTGTAAGTATGATTCGCTGTGTCCATTGGTGGTGTTTTATACGGATGAATAAAAAGTATATCCCCACTTGCCGTTGTTGTAGTAGCAACTGCTGGACTTATTTTTATGTCTATACCATCATTTTCTACAATTGTGAAAACTTTATCATCTGTATCAGCCGCTATTCCCTTAAATGAAATATGAGAACCTACGAGTGCGTTTTTAGGATATTTTAAACGATGTGAAGCATCGAAAAGTGTTGTATTATTATTTGTTGCTGAAAATCTAATTGTTGTAATATCGCCTGAATTAGTAAGAGCAAATTCACCATCTGTTGTGTGTCGTATTACTAAGCCCGTTTCCGGTGCAAACATTACTTCTGAAACATCTCCCTTGTATACTGTTGACGGCATTCTTCTTCACCTATGGTATTAATTCTGCTAATATTACGACTTCTATTTGAAATGTCATTCGGAAAAGGATTTTACTGCGGTCAGATAAGTCAGTTCGAGTTTTGAAAACAAGTCTGTCAAAGTTTGTCCCATCCCCCTTTCTTTTTGTGTGAACCAGTCTGCGAATCTCGTTCTCAAGTAATTGCAGATGCTTCCTCCCTTTAACAGTTCTTACGTCTACGGTTATATTTATGCGTGTCGTAACGAAATCATAGAATAATTCTGGTGCTTCCTCGTTGTGTGCCGTTTCGTAACATAGTACGAAATCATGCTTTTGCAAGTCAAGACGCTTTCCATGTTCAGGACCCGTATCTGTAATGTCAAGAACTACTGGTCTGTAATTACCAGTGTTACCTCGATTCCAATCAGTTTTGAAAATACTGATAAGAGCATCAAGTCCTTCTGTCCATGTTGCAACCATTAGGCTTTACTCTCCTTTTCTGTTATTTCTTTACGGTCTAAAGAGGTGAAAAACCCACCTTTGTATTCAAAATTATATTCTATCATTTTGGGATTTCCACGAAGCATTGCCTTATCAGTTGCTTTGTTTACTTCTTCTAATGTTTTTTCATTAACAGGTTGTTCGTTATCATCAACCACCATATCGTCAATAATTTTGAATCCTTTATTTTGTGCTTCCACACGCATAAGGAGTTTTCTCATTTCAGGTGGTGTTTGAGTGAATGTTTCATACATACTCTTTTGAAATGTCTTGTCTTTTCTTTGTTCTTCTTGTATAGAAGCAACAACGAAATTTGCAGTATTTTCAACATTCCTGTTTCTAACTATGAGAACACCACCAATTCGATGTACTTAGGCAACGTTCTGTCTATCTCAGACTGATAAAGTTGAATTTTACTGGTCAGGTCTATGTTTTGCGTTCCTTCTGGAATGAGTACTGAACGGTCATCAGCCATGAGTAATTCAATAGCAACCATCTTGGTGCATATATCTTCTATTGCTTTTTCTAAGTAACGTTCACCGTAAATGTAAGCCACCTTAATTGCATTCCATTCAAAGAACGGATAGGAGTTGTTGAAGTAAATGATACCCATTTCCGGGTCGAGCCACCAGTCTCGTAGTCGCCCTACGTCGCCGCTACTTGAACCACCTTGTAGGTCTACAAGTAGAGAGTTCTGTGTGATAGTCCCTGTTATTGCACCTAAACTTCCTGTTACAGCAACGCATCCTGTAAAGGATGTAGCGGTCTTTCCTGTGTATCGGAATACATCACCGCTTGCATCTACTGCTACACCAGCGTGTACAAAGTCTGTAGTAGAAGCAACATTGACTGTTGTAGAGTCAAGACTTGAGAACGTAGTAGAAGCAGAAGTTGTTTGGTCGAGTTCAATAGTTGAATCAGTACACACAATACTACAAGATTCTCCAGCCTTCACGCCTCTCATAGAAGTTACTTTCACCGTACCAGTACCTAAATCGGAGTTTGCAGATGCTAAAAATTCGTTATGTACTGCTACATTAGATGCTGAACCCTCTAATGTAAACGCAGGACTGAACTCTACTGCGGTCTTACTTACACGGTCCTCCTTGTTAAACAAGTCAGCCAAGTTTTGTGCGGTTGTAGTAGAATCGAAATCGGCTCTCCATTGATTAGTACCTGTACCGGGTGCAAGTGTAACTACACTTCCAGCACCATTACCGGGAGACATATAGATTGAACCTGTAATTGCATTTACATCTTCTGGAATTTTTATTCTTACTTCCGCCGCACCGATTTCTCGATAGTCATCACCTTGCCATAATTCGATACGTAGAATTTGTTGTACGTTACGGAACAAGAGAGGTGCAGTACCTACATAGTCAGTATAGTACCGTCGTCGGTATGGCTTGTAAGTATCGAAGTTAATGTATTCTGCACTAACGAGATATGGTCGCCATGCGTTGTGAGTAATGTTGTCAATGCGGTCTTGCATTCTTTGTATAACGTGGTCTACTTTGTCTTTCGTTACACCACGAGTTTTGCCGTTTGTAAACGACGCTTGATTCTGAATGTAGCCGTTATCCGCTACTTGATATTCTGATGCTGTAATAGGTGAGGTTGTAAACGTAATTTTAACATGCCCAGTACCAGCACTATCTCCACCTGTACTTGCACCTATGGCTGATATTTCTAAATCTTCTTTTCCAAATGGGTCAGCATCGCTGTAAAGTCTTACCTTATCACCAACGGTAAAACCGTGATTGCGTAGGTCTGTCCCTGTGATGTACACAGCGTTGGTATCACCATCGGCAGACATTAACACCGCATCGGTGGGGCTTATGTCAAGTAAATCAGCGACTTTTTGAGCAGTAGTGTACACAGTAGCAGTAGGGTCGAGTGGCCTTGTTTCAGGCTCGCCGGGTGAAAATACTACTGGCATACATTACCCTCCCTCACGGATTATATTGATTCATTCCTTCTCGCAATGTAGGTGCTGGTATACTTGCGGCAGGTGGCATTCGCATGTCATTTTCAGCAATGAGTTGAGCGAATGCTAATTCATCGGGGGTAAGAAGTTGATTGTCTTCGGGTTCTTCTTGCATGAGTTGGTAATCCTCCATTACATTATCCCCCAATTGACTATAGGGATGCGGTCTTTCTGCCCTCATTGGTTTCTCACCGTGTCCTTTTGGTACATACGGATTTTCACCATGTCGGAAAAACTTGTCATTAGGACCGTGATTTTCACCGGGCATTCGTAGCCATTCGGGTCTATCACCGGCATCAGCAGGGAATTGTAGATTCTTCAAGATACTCCAAGCATCACGGAATCCACGAATATGTGATACCGCTTTTTGTGCCATGATTCTTTCAAGAAGTTCATCTTCACTCTTTGGTCTGTCGTCCTCTTCTTCTGGTGGAGGCATATCATCTTCATCTTCTCCATCATCCATGAATTTGTTGTCAGGCTTTAGATTGCCTGTCTCGTCCATGATTTCAGACATGAGTTTGTTTTGTGGAGATTCACCACGATTTCTTTGAAGAACTTCTTGTTCTTCTGGTTTAAGATTCATCATATGGTCAAATACTTGTTGTTCTTCTGGTGAATTACCGAATTGAGAGTCAATAGCCGCTTGCTCACCTGCTACATCAGGCTCACTAAGCATTTGTTCAAGGTTTTGCCCCTCAAAGGGTACTCTTTCGCCCATGAATTTGATACTGTGCTTTTCAGGATTGGCTACAGCATCACGCATCATTGTATCACGAGCCGATTGAAATCCTTCACCAGTTGGGTCTTGACCTGCGGCTCGCATCTGTTCAGCAACTTTACGATTAGCAAATTGCTGTAGTTTCATTTCGTTACCATCAGCAAGAACTCTTTGCCTATGAGGTTTCATTGCTTTAACTAATACTTTTACCATTAAATCACGCTCGGTTTTCTTCATCTCGATGTCCTAAGTTGTATTCCATAGGTTTTTCGCAAGTTGCACAAGTTGCTCTCCATAGGAAATGGAGGAATCCACAATGTGTACAACGTGTTCCTGAACCGATATTGAGGACATCACCAATATCACGGTTTCGATTACGTTGCTCTCTTGTTACACCCGCTAACGGGTGTTCCTTTTGGTCTGCGAGGCCACTTTTGTCTACGTGTACACCCTGCTTACTCGACCTTACAATGTCGGATAAGTCAAGGCTTCTAACATCGAATCCCATACTTACTCACCTCAAACTGTGTAGGTAAGTAAGAAATAATGGTTACCAAGCGATGTGAATGGTTCTACACTAATGAGTCCAGTTGTACTTCCCGCCGCTACTCCAAGAGCACCCGTACCACCTGTGGCACGAATATCTGCTTGAATAAGCGCAGTTGCCGTTCCGTCAGACATCATTTTAGGACTGTAGGGACCGATTACTCGTGAGCCATAGCCACTTAATACTGCCATGAGGAATCACCTCAGCGTTGTCCGAGAATCCACCAGCGGCCATCTGCTGCGTTTGTAGTTTGTATAGCCGTTTGACTTCCTGCTTCAAAAACAACAAATTGATTTGTTTCATCAATAGAAACTTCGATAGCGTTTTGCAAAAGAGTAACTCCTGCTTTTCTTGCACCCAATCTGCATAGAACTACGTCATTAGCAACGGCAACTAAAAGTCCACCACCAAAAGTAATTGCAGTGGCCGTTAATGCCGTAATGACTCCATACCTTCGTCCATCTGTATGATAAACTGTATCTCCGATATTAAAGTGAAGTCGTGCATCAGCGGTGTCAACTGTTAATTCTGTTGAGCCAGTCGCCGCCGCTTCTGCTTCTGCCGCCAATACGGGTGTAGCAGTAACGCTTGTTAGGTGTCCACCAGCCGCAAAGACTGTTGAAAGTATTCCACCGAATGATACATCAATACCACCGTCAGTAAAAGTTCCAGTCATCATGAGCATGTCGCCCATTACGTGTGTTCGTGTGTCTGTTGTATTTCCTGCTGCCATAATTAATCATCTCCATTTTCTGTTGGTTTCAAGTGCTCGTCTACAAGAGTGAGTGCCTTTGTTTTAGTGATGTAACCATTAGGTAAATCAACGTTTTGCTCGTCAAGCCATTCAAGAATGTCTTTTCGACTCCATCCGTTGTCTGGTAATCCATCATTTCCACCATCGACTGTAACTCCTTCATCTCCTTCGATAAGGAAGTGCTTTTTAGGTAGAGAATGTCTCCACTCGTTAAGCCACTCTTGTGTAACCTGTCCTTTTTTTCCACGAACCCACGAAGCATTTGAATCTCTTCGCCTTCGTTCGTAGAAGGGACCTGTGTAGGTTACAGAAGGCACTTAAAACACCTAATATCAACCGAGACACATGAATGTTACGGTAATGTTATCCATTGCTGCTTCTGCGTGGAACTCCAAACAAGGGAGTAGTCCACCAGTTTTTGCTGGTACAGAATCACCGTTATCTTTACCTGTATTAGTAAAGAGAACCGAGAGGGTTTTGTCTGCAAGTGGTGTAGTGGTTCCAAGAATTGCTACAATCTTTGAAACACCTGCTGTAATGATTAGAGGTTCTGTTGCTGCCGCTTCAAGGTCCAACTTTACTGTCATCATTCGTAGGCTTCCTGTTGCATTTCCATCGCTGTTAGATGCTAAGAAACCAGTAAGGCTTCCGGGGTATGAACCACCGGCGTTTCCATCAAGCCAGCCTGTTTCGCTGATTGGTGTTCCGGTTCTCATGTCCAAGTCAAGAAGGATGCTAACATCTGTGATGTCACCGTCGTCGTGCTTGAATTGTACACCGTTATATGCTTCGTCGGACGCTAAAGTTAGGTCTGTTGGGTTTACTATTACTGTCATAATTTTTCATCTCCATGTATTTTTTCCATTAGCCTCACTTCAAGTCTCGGACTGAACCGTGACCTCCGTAGAAAGTAGTCCATAGTTCTCCCATAGTTCGGTACATACCCTCTTGTCCAAGACGGTTAATAGCGAATGGGTCACCAGTTTCGATACCACTCTCAAAGTATTGCGTTGGAATTGCTGTGCTAAAGTACAGGTAATCAGTATCAAGGAAGTACATACGACTTAGAGTATCGGTTTGTACATCTTTTGATGGAATGATTGGAACACCGTTGTATGTTGCAACAATGAAACCTGCTTCAATACCCGGTACACCCTTTACACCGTTGTAGGTTGGGGTGACACGCTTCTCTTCAAGGAAACGTTGTTGGGATTGTAGAAGTTGTTGTAGACGCATAAGTGTGTC